TTCTTGAAACCATTATGCAACAAATTAAATCCATCTGGAAAAACGGCAACTGGGCAATTTCAGGGTCAATTGTTGATGGTGTCAAAGAATCATATCACATTGTCTCCACTCTCTATGTTATTCATAACGAGCACGAACAAGAAATGGTTAAGTGTGCCGTCAAACACTTACAATCATTGAATAACGCATTTGACTGGAAGGTCTATAATAAAAATCGCGCAATGAAATGCATCAACCAATCCAAGACCGATGGACGCGTCCAAGAAATCATTGCCTTGCAAGATTTTCGCTCTCATCTCATTTGCTCATATCTTCCTCCATATCCCGAACCCATTGATTACCATTTCGATGAACCCATGAAAGACCGCGTTGAGGTTTCAAAATCTGCCAATAAGTTTAATCTTGCCGACTTACCAAAAATGAATCTGCAAGTCCCTCCCAAATTAGATTGGTTTAAAATGACTGCGCTCGATATTCTACATGCGCTTCCTATTGATGCAGAAGGCGAATTTGACCACAAATACACACACCGCGTTGCCCGTTTCTGCTTCTACAACGGTATTACATTTGACGATTTTATTGAATGGTTGAAACCAAAACATAATGATGCAGAAAATAAAAAAAAATGGTTAATTCATTGGAATAAACTAGATAAATTTCCTCCCGTTAGTTGCGAACAAATGAAACCACTCCTCGCGCACTTTTATCCTTCAATTAAGCGCGACCCATACTTCAAAGCGTTTGCTTCACAATTTGATATGCCCGATTATGTTGTCAAAACACACATTGACCGCCTATCACAAGAACACTATAATCCAGATTACAAAGCAACTATTCTCCATCTTACAATGGGGTCTGGAAAAACTGCGCAAACTATAGATTTTTTGGGGAACTCCATCGGCGGATTTTGTTGGATTGCTCACAACAAGGCGTTGCTTGCCGGCACTCTTACACGCATTTCAACAGCAGGAATCGACTGCAAAACCTATTTGAATTTTGATGCAAAAGCAAAAAAAGCAGGTTGCCTCAATTCTGTCAAAAATATGGTTATTTGTGCTAATTCGCTTCATTATCTAAGTGAAACTAAAACCTATGGAACTCTTGTAATTGATGAAATTGAATCTGTAGTTGAGGCATTCATTGGCGATTTTATGAAACTCAAAAGCGAATGCTGGACTATTTTCAAAAATCTCATTTTGAATTGTCGCAAACTCATTCTTATTGACGCCTTCATTACTATGAAAACAATTAATCTCATTCGCCTCATTGACCCACATTGCACAATTAATATGATTCTTCAATCCAACATTACTCCTACCAAAACTCTTATTTTCAAAAATACTACTCGCGGTGATGTTGGCGAACCACCCGTTATGGTTACTGATACATTGTCGATGGCGATTCACGAGATTGCCGAATACATTAATTCTAGAAAACGCGTTTTCATATTTTATCCTTACAAGGGACAATCGGCAACTCATCTTTCAATGGAACAGGTACAACGCATTATTATTGCAAAAACACAATGTAGAACTGAAATCTATAATGCCGATGTAGATGATAAAATTAAAGACGGATTAAAAGATGTTAATTCCACTTGGTCTTCACTCGATTGCGTTATTTGCAACGGTGTTATTACTTGTGGTGTCAATTTTGATTTGACCGGATTTGACAAAGTGTTTATGTTTATGGCGCCGTTTATTACTCCAAGACAAGGTATTCAGGTAAGTGCTCGCATTCGCTCGCTTACTACCAATGAAATCATCGTCTATTATTTGGGGCGTCAAATCAATTGTGAGAGTGCAAACAAGGACTTTGAAGCAATGGGGAATTGTCCTGTTTATAAACGACTTTACAAGGATTCAAAGATTGAAAATGAGGCACCATTAAAAAAATCATTTGAATATTTCTGTATGAAAGCACCCTATAAAATGGAAATTTCAAAAGTAATGATTGATCGCAGTATTACAAAGGAAATTGAAAAACTCGCAGAAGACGGATATGAATACACATTTGACAAAGTTGAAGATATACATGCTTCATATGCTGAAACAATTCAAGAGCGCATTATGCAACAAGAAGCATCCTTGTATGAGAAATTGCAACTCAAAAAATTCTTCTTCCGCAATCAATTTGTTGATGGTTGTGATGAAGAAACACTATCAACCGTTTGGAATTGTAATCTATTCAAGATGGTTTCTTGACTCATTGACCACGCTGGGATTGAAACAGTATTTGATATTATCAAGGAAGAGAATAAATGGAATTCCATATTTACTGCTCCAACTGATAGAAAACAAATCAAAATGTCGCCCGGCGTGGTATCTCGCATATTCAAGGAGTTTCATTTTCGCTCCTTGACTCCAAAGAGTTCTAAGAATTTAATTTATAAAAACATTGTCAATACCGCATTCGAGACAATCATCATTATTAGCAAACGAAGCATTGAGCATCATACTGAGTGGTCAATCAATGATGGACTTGTAGAAGAAATACCAAAGATTCAACAGTTGGTTACTGATTATGCAAAGAAAGTGATTCGTGAAATGCCAATTGAGGGGTCTTTTATAGATTGTGAGGATTTCGAGGAGGAATAGAAAAGTGGGGATTTGGCGCGTTTGTAAAAAGTCCTTAATGTTTCATACAAACGCGCCAAAACCCCACTTTTTGCCCCCCACTTCTTCTTTGCCGGCGATTTTTTTAAATTCTTAATGAACCACCGATTAATCTGCATTCCGGACCAACAAAGAGGAAATAGCATTAATTACCTTAATTAAACAAATTAAAGTAATCGTCATTTAGGAAATTCCAAATTTTTTTCTGTTTGTAATGTATAATAGCATGGAAAAGAAAACCAAGACCAAAATGCTAAGGCAATTAGAAATTTTAGCATCAACTCCTACAGCAATGAAGGAACCAATTGAAATGAAAGAGGAAGATGAACCATTACAGGCAAGTAAAGATATTCCTAAGACACCTTGTGAGTTGCCAAAGAAACCTAAGCGTCCCATGAATGAGGCACAATTAGAAGGAATGAAGAAAGGCAGAGAGGCACTTGCTTTGAAGAATGCAGAGAAGAGAGCACAGCGGGAAGCAGAAGAGTTGGAGCGCAAGCGACAACTAGAAGAGAAAGTAGTTAGCAAGGCACTCTCAATTAAAAAAAAACAATTGAAGCAAGAGATCGCATTGGACGAAATCAGCGACGACGATACTCCCATTGAAGAAATCAAACAGAAAGTGACAAGAAAAAGTGCATCTGCACCACAAACACCTAGAGCACAATCAGTGAATGTTAAGGCACCACCGATAAGTGCAACACCTCCCCCTCAAATAAAACCCAAACCAACATTTGTATTTATATAATATGGTTGCAAAAGTGGGGATTTGGAGGAAATGTAAAAAACCTCTAGAGCATTTTACAAAATCGCCAAAACCCCACTTTTCTGCCTTCTTTAATGTTAAAATATAATATATGAGAATTTTTTTAATTCGCACAGTGCAATTCATATGTGATGGATTGTATAGATGTTTTTGCAATTTCCGTTTTTAAAATGTTTGCATACAATATAATGTTTTTTGGCAGACGAAAGTTTAGCGAAGGAGAGCGTAGAATGAAACGCGATGAATTCATAAAAGGCATCTCATATTACACAGAAGAAAATGTAATAAAAAATAAAAGTAATTCACTTGAACTATTAAATGCATTACCAATAACAAAAAATAAAAAAATCGAGGAGGCATTAAGTATTTTTGAATTAACTCCAAAAGAAGACGAGGGCGCAATCGCCCTCGGCACCGATTAGCGCGCAAGCGCGCACTTAAGAAAAAGGAAAAGGGCAGGGGAAAACCGCAGGTTTGCCCCAAATAAAATATACATGTATGTTAAAGATGACTTCAACATACATAGACCAACGATTAATCAATCTAAGTAGTGATAACGCAACTCTTAATAACGGTGATTATTTAAGCGATGTGAATTTCAATTTCATAGGACTACTCAAGGATGATAAAGATGTCGAGCAAATAAATATTTCAGTGCAGAATGCGCAGATACCCATTTCATTCTACAACATTAATGTTTATAATAACATTCTACGTCTCACATACAATAGCACTCCATATATTTTAACACTAACGCGAGGCAACTACAATTCAACTACACTAATTAATGAAATAGTTGCAAAACTCACAGCACAGAGTATTACAGATATAACAATTGCAATTTCATCAATTACGGGAATCATTACATTTACACGAGCAGGTGCACTCAATTTCACAATAAATTCGACAGGAACACTCAATAAAGTGCTTGGATTTGCTACCGGTACCAACTACACGAGTGTGGGAGGAATATTGACACCTCCATACCCACTCAATCTATTAGGCATCTTAAAACTGAAAATTGCTAGTTATGAATTGCAGACTGGAAATTACGATTCGAGTGTTGGAAGTAATTTGAATATTTTAGCAGTAATTCCAATTGAGGCGGGGTCTTTTGGTCTCATATTGTATGATAATATTAGCAACACTCAAGCGCTAATAACGAATCCTACGCTTGATGGTTTTGATTTGAAAATCTATGGTGACGATAATAATTTAGTAAATTTCAATGGAATTGGATGGAATATCACACTGCTTCTCTCAATCACGCGAAAAAAAAAAGATAGAAGCACCACGGGATTTAGTGATATTGTGAAACCAATTGCACAATTGGTAAGTCTGTTGGATAATCAATTGGCAACACAGACGAGCGATCAAGCACCAACAAGCAATTTAGGAGATATTACTCAAACAGAAGATGTGCAACCAGATGTTTCACAACAACCACCCCCAGAAGATTTAGGGGATTCGTCTTTGGATTTACTTTTATATAATCAACACACATATTTGTAATTTTCATGATTTTCCAGGATTTATTTTATAACTACATTATATAATAAAAATGTCTGTCGTGCTCCCTCAATCAGTCAATTATACCGAAGCGTTGCCTTCCCTCCCCGATAACACAACCCAGATTCCTGTTGTTGCTTCTCCCATCAACGGACAAACCTTCACACCCGGTAGTCAAATACAATTTGATTTTTTAAATCGCGGATTCTTGATTCCCGATTCCGTCTATCTTAGATACACAACTACTGTTACCAATACCGGTGCTTTCCAGGTTTTCCAGATTGGTTGCCCAGTCTATAACCCCTTTAATAGACTCGATGTGCAAGTTGGATCACAGACCGTAGATACGATTCAAAGTTACAATGTGTTGATGAATATGCTTACCAATGTTACTCTTGATGTTGCCCAGAAATACGGTCTCCAGTCTGGTTTTGGTTATTTGAATAACACTACCGTCCCTTCTCTTGAGCAGTTAGATGCCCGTGATTTGGGTGCCGTTGCCACCACTCAGTCTTATTCTCTCGGTGGTCCCTTGATGTCTATTTTATCCAACAGTGAGAAATTGATTCCTCTGTTTGCTATGCCCCAGATTCGCATTGTCCTCACAATGGATTCCATTGCAAATTGCTTTAACATCGCATCCGGTGGTGCCGTCACTGCTTTTACTCTATCTAACTTGGAGTTGTGCTACAAGGTTGTTGATATGGGTGGTAATGTTGAGGAGATGGTACGCTCAATGGGTGATAAATTATACATTAAGTCGCAGTCCTTCTCTTGCGCTTCGCAGACTCTTGCTTCTGGATCTTCTGGATACAACGAGTTGGTATATAACCAGAGATATGCTTCAGTGAAGAGTCTCTTTGCTATTAATGGTGGAACTACTATTGGTGCCAATAGAGCATTTGATTCTACTGATGTTACTACTGGAAACGGTGAATACTCTTTCTCTATTGGTGGTGTTATCTACCCTCAAAAACCAATCTCCACTCTTACCAATAGAGCAGGTGCTCTTATGGAATTGAAGAGTGCCACTGGATCTATTTATGATAAATCAAATGCCTTCTCTATTAACTCCGTAGAATTCTCTGCAAATAGTGCAACTGTTACTACTGCTCAGGCAATGGGCAAATTCTTCGTTGGAACTAGCACTGAGAAACTGAATAGTGATTCTCTCCTTACGGGAATTAGCACACAGAACAGTCCCATCTCATATAGAATTTCTAGCGGGTCGGCGTCCGGACAAGCGCACTTGATTACCCTAGTCGTCAATTATGATGCTCTCTGGGAAGTTGATACTGTGAATCGACAGGTTGCTGTTAAGTGCTAAGCGAGCGTAAGCGAGCACTTATTAATTAAATGCTTAAATTGGTTAATATTAACCAAAATTAAGCGTTTAACTTAACAAAATTATGCAATTTTTTATTAATTTCGCAATTAAAAATTTTTAATTGCCTTTTTAATGTATTTTATTGCACTTTCAGTTAATTAAATCATTAATTTGGGATTAAATTAACTACTATTAAGCGTTTAAACAACTTTTTATAGCAATTTAAATGCGACAATTACCAATGTTGCTATGATGCATGCTATGGGAATAATCTTAATTGCTTCGCGAGCGTGTGCACACCACCACCTGCGATACTCTTCTGCCACAACAGTTTTGAATGATGGATATTCCTTTGCACTTTCAGGATCTCTTATTTCTTCCATTATATATTATGATTACACAATAAATGTAAAATATAATCCAAACAAAATATATTTGTATGCACCAAACTGCGTTATACCAAATTGAATCACCGCATCCTTATTCAAATTAGTTACAACATTGATTGCAAATGCAATGCTCTTCCTTATTTTAAAATGCCTAACTAGTGAGTCTAAAATCATACTTTGAATTTGTGAAACTATGTAATCGCGTATTCACAGAATTTTACGGGCAACCCAATCACAGATTGATGACGATATTACACGAATAATACCCTTCTTCTTAATTTTTCCATTTTCATGCAAATACTGAATGTTGCGGTCAATTACGACTAAATCTTCTGCTTTGATGTTGCCAAACACTTTCTTGTAAGCGTCAAACACAACATCCTTCTTGCTTATCTTTATCTTTGCATCCTTATTATCAATCAAGTGCTCTACCATCACGCAAACCATCGTAAGCAACTCCATATCCAATTTGTATTCCGCGTGACGAGGAATACTCGTAATCTTCTCACATATTTTATCAATTGTCTCGTGCGTGCGTTTATCACGAGCAAGTGAATTCTTTGGGTTAATGTAACAAAACGAAGACGACATTTATAACTTAGTGCAAGAAAATAAATTATTTATCCAATGCGCGTTAAACTCCATGTTCCCGGGTTTGCCGATGCCGTTTGTATATTTACTGTAGTCATTTGAATATAGACTTGGAATAAATATGTTGCACTTCCAGTTGTTGTAAATACTGTTTGCACAGACATTGATGCTGTAGGGTCGTTTGCTCCCGTGAATGCTCTATTACCTTCTTCTATGTAATTCGCTGTTCCAATTGGTGTGCCTGAACCTGCGGTTCCTGTTAAAACTATTTTCATTAATTCTATGGTTGTTGCTCCAGTATTACGAATACATATGTTTCCAATAAATAACCAAACACCCTTTGACGGCACTGCAACGTTTCCACCGAATGTTGTCCAAGTTATATTTGAAATTGCTGAGGATGTTGGGAATGCTGTTGCATTCAGTGTGTATCCTATTTGTGCCGAGTTTGTTGGAGGAATTGTGCTTTGCGTTAGTCTCAAATCATTATTAATTGTTGTTAAAGCGCTACTAGTCAAACCGTTTGTAAATGTGGTTAGAGGATTAATTGTTACCGACCCAGCATTTATTGTTGTTATTCCTGTTCCACTATCTATTGTCAATGGAACATTGCTTTGGGTTTGAAATAAAATGTTTGAAGTTGAACCCTGAATATTTAATAAATTAACACCACGAATATTTTGTAAAACTATGTTTGGTGTCAATCTTGCTCTAAAATAAAAGTTCTCGCTCATTACTGAGTTTGCAGTCCAAAATCCATTATTTGCATTAAGTTCTAATGACCCATCAGCAGTTATTGTGAGGTCATTTGCAGAAGTTGCTACATTCAAATTATCGGTTGAAACGATTGTGTTGGTTGAGACTATAACAGCAGGTCCCAAATACAATGGATTTATATCTGTAAATACAACTCCGGTTGGTTGAGTATTTGTTGCCGTGAATGAAATACCTGTATTCCAACTCGTGACGAATACAATACCTGCTCCGGGAGGTGCTCCACTTCCAGTTAAAATAATTCCAACATCATAGTTATCGGTTGTTACATTATCCACAATCAACGGGATTGCTATTAATACATCTCCCAAATAACACTTAGCAGTTGGAACCTGAGACGCAAATCCAGTCCATGTTTTAGAGAACGCAGTGTAATTTGTTAAATATGCTTTTCCAGTAGTTGATCCTGAATATGATGCTCCATTTCGCAATGTATTTGTAGTCACACTTAAAAAATTAAGCGTCATGTTTCCTGTGTATGCTGTTCCACTTGATGAACAAATATCAATAGGAACACTTATATATGCAGTTCTACTTTTATTTCCCGCTGGGACAACCAAGCGCTGAGGAAACATTGTAAATCCTGAATTGGACTGCCCTGTTGTGCCTCCACCAGAGGTTGTTATTGTCAAACCCGAATTATAAACATCCATGGAAACATTAAGTCCTGCTCCATCAAATACTCCAGTCTCTTGACGAAATTGATTGAACCCAGTCCAAGTATTATTTGCTGAAAGAGAGACTGCTCCACCTGCCACACTATCTACATAGGTTTTATTTGTAAGCATATTTCCAGTTGTTGGTGCAGTTGCACAAAGAGGCACACTTGTGAATGTTTTGATTCCTCCCACTGTTTGGTTATTTGTCAAATCCACAAATCCTGCTCCTGCTCCACTTACTGCCGACTGTACAAATTGCGTCGTTGCAATATTTGTAGTATTGTCTCCTATAACGCGCGTAGGTGCTGTGCCTTGTGTGTCTATTGTAAGTATTCCCACTTCAAGCGAATCTGTAAAAACGGTATTTGCACTTACTGTGCTCAATCCATTCATTGATCTACTATTGGTTGTTAATTGACTAGTTGAGGGCATTATTATCTTATATACTAGCAAGATAATAATAATTACTTATTTAACAAAACGATATAGTGCCTGCACATCTTCACCTAAATCCTTAGCGCGTTGTAATCCAGACTGCACATTCTTCTGCACATTTCCAGCGTTGATGCCTCCAGTCTTAGTAACAACCTTTCTGTAACTGAGAGGATCAAGCAACTCACTGCCTCCCTTCAATAAAACGGCAACATCCTTGCCTATCTTAACTCCCGTGCGAGCACTAGCGAGCGCATCCTGCGCTTCTGGTGACAAAGCAATCGCCTGTTTAATAAACGGCACTCTTCCCAAATCATTGATTGATTTCTCTCCTTTTCTAATTGCACCTGAGAGAGCACTCGATGCACCTCCTAATCCTTTGCTAGCATTTGCAGATGTTGCTATTCCCTTATAAAACATCTTTGACGCTTTACTTCCAGACGATTTGCGAAACATATTATATTATCTAGTAATATTTTATTCCAGGGCAAACCTGCGGTTTTCCCTTGCCCTTTCCCTTAAATGCGTGCTTGCACGCTAATCGGTGCCGAGGGCGATTGCGCCCTCGTTTATTCTTCCTCAAACATCAATTCATCGAATCCATCAAACAAGCGTTGAGAATTCACATTGATGAATAAATATTTATATGGTTCATTAAATACTATTTTTGCAATATCATTCATATATTTCGCTTTTGATTCCACCACCTCATCCATTATGGTTGATAATTCTTGCTTGCTAACACGGAAACAAAAAATGTTGCTAAACAGTTTGCGAATATCCTTCTCAATCGAATACCAAGTTTGGACTAAAAATATAACGGTGCATCGCAAATGTCTACGATTAAATATCAATTCCTTAAGCAGTTTCTTTACATCTCCATTCTTCAAATATGCAGTCATATCATCAAAGATTATGCAGTTGTTATACTTCTTATCTTCGTCTTTGATGGTTTCCATTACTCCATTCAAATTGTCGTAATTCAATTCCTCATAGCATTGCTCTTGTGGTATCTTGCTGAATATATTGTCCTTCATTGATGAGCGCGAATGACTTGGTTGAAATAAATAGATATTGTGAAACACCTTACGAAATATTTTTGGCGATTTAAAAAAAGAATATAACAATGATGTCTTGCCACTTGCCGGGCGACCTATCATTAGATTCGTCTCGTGCGAATTGAGAAACTTTGTCAATTCAAAATTATTCAGTTTGGTGTGCAGTCCTCCATCACACACCATCTCACAAGTTGATAATGGAGGTGCCTCATTCTTCTTAATTGTTATACTCATACTTATATATTATGAAGATAAAATATTACTCTTTAATTAAGCAAAAGAAACCTACGATTTCTCTTTGACTCTTTTCTTATGCGCGCTTGCGCGCTAATCGGTGCCGAGGGCGATTGCGCCCTCGCCTAAAGTAAGGCGCGTCCCGATCTATCTACAGGTCTAAAATGCAACACTAAGACCCAAGCACCAAGCGACGGATAATCAATTGGCGACGCATCTGCAGTCTTAATAGAGATTGTGAATTGATTTGCAGTTGGGCGCGAATTCATGTATAGTGGGGGCGCCGTCGAATCGTCGGCGTGAAGAGCACTCGATGCACCATAGATGTAAGGATAGGCAACACCAAGAATAGAAGTTGATTGTGCTGATGTGCGCCCCGATTGTCCAGAAGCAATATATGAATTTGACCCAAAAAAGAGGTCACTTGAAATCAAACATACCTTTCCAGTTGCTATATTCATATTTGTCGTATTATATGAATAATGCACCTCATAGTTTCTATCAGGCAATATAGACCAATCAAAATTGAATGTTGCATCATTTACAGTTCCCGTCGCCAAATTAGAATTAAGAATCACAATATATGATTCATCATTCTGTGCTTGGTGTGGTGCATTAAGTGGAATGGAGTTTTTAAACATATTATATATTTGTCTTAGATTTTAATTTTAGGACAAATAAAATATATTGTTAAAATATAATGCCTCCTAAAAAAGCAAAAGTCAAAGTTCGCAAAACCTCTAAAAGTGCAGGCACGAAGCAGGGCGTCAAAATAAATATAAACATAGACCAATCTAAGAAAACTCGTGGCGTCGCTCCTAAACCTCCCGTTGTGCGCCGTATGCTTCCTGCTTTCAGTGCTATGCCTCAGGGTCCATCATATTTAGGTGCTCAACAACCTATTCCTTCTGCAAGTGATGTTGGCAAAGAAGTATTCAATCAGTTGTTAATGGAAAACTTGAAACGAAGTCAATCAGCATATGGATTCGGTGGATTCCAGAGCGCCGGCGCGCAAGTGAATCAACTATTTGACGGCGAATATCGCGCCGGACGCTATGGGCAACCAATCGTTTTACCACCGAGTGAAAGTGACGAATCACGAGCAATCAATGATGCCGTGTTTGACGACCCTGAAACAAATAGCATTGTGGAAGCAAACAAATTGTCTAATCGCGGTTCTAGACTTCCAAGCATCGGTGAAAACAGCATCGTGGAATTAAGAGCAGAAGAGCGCCGTGACAATGATTTGGACAATCTTGTGCTACATGAAAAGAAGACTGCCGTTGATAGAGATGTTTCAAATGCTTTAGATGAAAATTTAACAGAAGAGCAAGATGAAAATGTTGCCGTTGCTATTGGTGGTGGCAACGCCCCAACTAGTGGAGGTGGTGCAAAAAAGAAAGTTCTTCCAAAACTTAGAAGGAAAGTAATAAGTGATTATGATTTGCCTCCTGTACCAACTTTTAAAAAATCAACGCGCCAAGAGTTAGAGGAATATTATTATGTTCTTGCAAACACATTAGATAGAGAAGTCAATCCCAACATTAAATCGAAGGAAGGATTATTTAATGAGATATATAGAATCATTGATGAAGAAGGTAGGTAAGCAATAGTATAAAATATTTAGGCGATAATTATTTAATTTCGTAAATTATTATCTTTGCACATTCTATAATGGATTTTACAGAAGTTCTCAAAGAAAAGCGCGCTCACTTATCTGCCAACTCTCTCAAAACATATAACTCTTGTCTACGCACCATTTACAAGAATTGTTTCCCCAATGATAAGGAAGCAGATCCTAATAAGTTTCATACCGAGCACAAAAAGATAAGTGAATACATCAACTCCAAACCATTCAATGTGCGCAAGACAATTCTTGCTTCTCTTGTATGCATTGCTCCCGATGTTAAAGAATACAAGGATAATATGCTAAGCGACATCAAAGAATACAAGGAAGAAATAGACAAACAAGAAGAGACTGAGACGCAGAAGAATGCTCGCATTACTCACGAAGAAATTTCTAGTGTGCTTGGCGAGTTAAAACGCCAAGCAGATGTTATTTACAAGCGCAAATACATCAATAATGATGACTTGCAGAAATTGCAAGACTATATCCTAGTATGCCTTCTTGGCGGTTTCTATATTGTGCCAAGACGCAGTTTGGACTATACTGAGATGAAAATCCGCAATGTAAATAAGGAAGTTGATAATCATATTGACAAGAATAAGTTGGTCTATGTAAAATTCAAGACTGCTAAGTTCTATGGGACCCAGAGCATTGAAATGCCCACACAATTAAAGAATATTCTCAACAAATACATTAGCGTGATTCCTGAGCACATTGAATATTTACTCTTCAATGTGAATGGTGCAAAGTTAAATAGTGTTTCTCTCAATCAACGACTCAACAAGATATTCAATGGGCGCATCTCAATCAACGCATTAAGGCACGCATTTCTCACCGAGAAATATGCTTCTACAATGAAGGAGCAAAAGAAGATGGATGCCGACTTATCCGCGATGGGATCAAGTGAGGCACAAGCAAAGACATATGTGAAATTGTCTTAAACGAGGGCGTAAGCGCGCATTTTAGGGAAAGGGTAAGGGAAAACCGTAGGTTTGCCCTAAATTATATCAAGCATTTCTATAATGGAAATACTTAATAGTAATAGAAAAGGTAAGCGCTTTGTCGCAGTATTTGCAAATGGGACTAAGGTTCATTTTGGACAACAGGGCGGACGCACCTACATTGATCATGGAGATAAAAAAAAACGCGATGCGTATTTAGCAAGACATAGCATGAATCGCGAAGACTGGGGCAATCCATATTCTGCTGGAGCACTTAGTCGCTGGATTTTATGGGGACCCAGCGAAAGCATCAATAATAACATCGCATTGTTTAAACAAATATTTAAGGTTTAATTTTAAATATAACATCGTGTCTCAATTTAAATATAACCTCTTGCGCCTTAATTTCAAAATTGTTTTTGAAATGAAATTTATTTTTGCATCTTTTTAATTCTATATTTCATTGCTTCGCTTGTTGGGTTTCACTATTTTGCTATGTGTGTAAAACACTAGAGAGTATTTAATTCCCTCTAAGTCATCCGTATTCCAATGTTCATGTATAGTCCCATCAAATTTGATTGGTTGCAAATATGCATTTGCATTTTCGCCCTCTATCATCAAGGTGCATCCCTTGTATTTGCCAAATGAAACTATTACCAAATCGCCGTGATTGCTTTTGTCTTTATGTGGAGCACACACATTATTTCGATTTAGATAAATGCTTGTGAAACTATGGTTTGCCGGATCACATATTAGATGCCCTATTCGCATTAATTCTTCGTGTATTTCGGGATGTTTTCGCGACATCAATGATAAATTCGTTTTCTGCTTTGTGAAATGATATGCTAATCCAAATGCGCACGCTCTGTGCTTTGCCGTGAATGCACTTCTGCCCAAGCATTTCGCCTGTTTCAGCGGTATTGTAATTGATTCCAACATTTGATATAGTTTGCTAAACTCTTTTTCATCTACCTTCTCTAATAGGATAAACTTGGGTTCCATAATTTTTATATATTATTTAGATACATTTTTTGGTAGTTCACGGTTTCGTCCATTTAGCAGAGTTTTTTGTCTTTTAGTAATATATAATGAGAATATATTCACTATCAAACGGCGGTCTTACATACTATGGTTGCACTACGCAACCTCTTTTCCAGCGCAAAGCAGAGCACAAATATGCCTATGCAAATAGGCGAGGCAAATATCGGTCTTCACTTGTATTTGAGAATGCAGAGAATACAAATACGAAGGTGGAGATTAAGTTATTGGAAGAAGTGCAGGGTACGCTTAATGATTTGCACGAAAGAGAGAAGTGGTTTATAATGAATCACGAGTGTGTAAATAAAAAACCTTTAACTTTAGACGAAAAGAATGAGCGCAGAAGGCAAAGATATTTAGAGAGGGCGCAAGCACCCGAAATAAAATCTCAAGACAATCTATAAATGAGTAGTATTGCACGAGGTTTTCACAATTTTGAGGAGGATTTGCTTGGTAAGAAGGCAACCCGCAAAATAGATAAGTTTGAGAAGAAAGCAGGCAAATATCTCACATCGACCAAGAAAGGTGGATTTGGCAGTGATATTATTAACTATGGAGTTCCTGCACTTACAGGAGCAATTGGTGGTGCCGTTGGTAGTTTAGCAGGTCCTGTTAGTGGAGTTGCCGGATCTGCTATTGGTAGCAAACTTGGTAAGGAATTTCTCACACCAAAGTTAAACAAGATTGCTGGATACAAGAATGGAGGCAAAGTGCCCAAGACTGGAATTGCTCTAGTTCATGCGGGTGAGTTTGTGTTGCCAAAAGGTGTTGCACCAACAAAAGCGCAGAAGGATGCAGTAGCAAAAAGACATCGTGGTCCAGGAGGCAAACATTCTCTAGTTGGATCCCAATCTATTATGTTTGCTTAAAATATTTAGAATATATTGTTTTAATTATAATATGTTTGCTTTAGTATATAAAATGCAGTATTTCCTTCGCAAAGTTGCAGGTGGATACAAGACCTGTGATAAGAAACATTGTTTCTCTAAGAATCCCTTAACACTAGACCGTGCTCGCAAGCAACGCATCGCTATTGCATTAAGCGAGCATCGTGCCAATCCGTCAAAACCGATTAATTACTATTTTAAATAACTTTAGGAAATATTGTCTAAGTAAATTATATAATGGACGAGGGACTTAGAATATTCGATACATGGGAATTTGGATGTAATCGCTGTTTCATTTGCAACGCAGAATACAAACACTCAAAGATAATAACCGAATATGAAGATGGATTACAAGAAGTGGAATTTCGATATTCGCATGCTAGATGCGAGAAGGTACGTCGACGCTTTGAGAAGTCGCGCGAAAAATTGATTAACGCTGAATTCGATTTCTTCTGTTTAAAATTCAACCAATATCAATAATTCGCAAAACAATATAAAATTTTCTTTTAGTAATATATAATGCCTACTACAGAATCTCAAAAGCGCGCCAATAAAGCGTGGTATGAAAGAAATAAGGAATACTGCTATGAACTCACCAAGAAATGGAGAGAGGATAACATTGAATTATGGAGGGAAAAGTCCAACGAGTATTCCAAAAAATGCTCACAACGGAAACGCGATTTTGCAAAAGAAGCAAAGCGTCTTTTGGCAATAAACATTTAGATGTTTTAAAAAATATTTTTATTTTTTAAAATGAATCCTCACAAAATTGATCTTTTCTTTGACAAAACTCCAGAATCCAAAAAAACAAAAACATTTAGGAAAAAGTTTAAGTAAAATATAATAATTCGAAAACGACTTAAAAAAATATCTTTAAGTATAATATAACAATGATGACTGAATTCACTGATAAACTCAAACTCACCCATTCGTGGGGAATTAACTGGATTAAAAATGCTACTGAAGAAGGTGGCGCACAAGCATATGTTATTAAAAATCGCAAGCAAGGCGAAGTTGTAATTAAAACTTGGACAACCAAATATGGACAAATGTGGTCCTCTTGCCCTAGTGATAAACTATGCAATCTTATTAAAAAAAATTGTGGAATACTTGAAATTATTGCCGACTTTCCCCATAAACTGTATTTTGACATTGACTGCAAAAATCCTATAATTGGGTCTCCAATTCTTGAAACCATTATGCAACAAATTAAATCCATCTGGAAAAACGGTAACTGGGCAATTTCTGGATCAATTGTTGATGGTGTCAAAGAATCTTATCACATTGTCTCAACTCTCTATGTTATTCACAACGAGCACGAGCAAGAAATGGTTAAGTGTGCCGTCAAACACTTGCAATCGTTGAATAACGCATTTGACTGGAAGGTCTATAACAAAAATCGCGCAATGAAATGCATCAACCAATCCAAGACCGATGGACGCG